TTAGTTGATCGTAGCGGAGTTGATAGACGCTGGCCACACGCCACCAATCTCGCCCAGCACTTCGATGATCCGGTCTGACAGTGGGTGTGGGTGTGCAGGGTCGGTGTCCAGCGCTGTCAGCGCGACTACTAGAGAGGCGTGGTCTTTATCGGTGATGTAGCTTGCGGTTGTTGTCATTGTCGGCACTCCAAAGGGGTTGGTCGTGCCTCAGAATCTCACATGCTGAATCCGCCTGCAAGACAGAAAATCGTTTATTTTCAGTAAGTAAGTGCTGATTTAATTGGCCAGCACACTGCCCTTGCAAGGAATGTGCTGGCCAACCTGAGAACCGGGATGACACTCCCGATTGTTATAATGTAACACACCTATGGCCGGGGTGCTAGCTGTTTTTTATCAGGCGGCACTTGTGTAATCGAGGTCGGTGAGTTCGTCGTCGTCCAAAACTTCGCCGGTGATCGTCACCACGTTGTCAACTGCGGGGCATTCCGTAAGCGCGCTCTTAAGTGCTGCGACTACCGAAAAAGCATCGTGCGTATTGCTCAGCGATACCAGTGCTTCGATCAACTCCGGCCCCATCTTCAACGCCAAGACAGCAGAATCTTTCGCAAGGTCAGCCTTCTTCTGCTCCTGCTCCTGACGCCATTTCATGTTCTCTGCTTCAAGCTTCTCTTTTCTCGCCTTCGCCGCTTTCCTCGCGGCGGGTGAACGCTGCGCTTCTTTGGCGGCTGCTGCTTTAGCGTCATACTCAACATTTTTCAGTGTCACGATCTTCTGTGCGATCTGTTTTACCGGCGGGTTCTTCGGGTCAGCGATCATAGCGATGACATCTGCGCGGCCTGCGTCTGGCAAGGCCGCGATGTCATAAACGATCTTCATCGGCAAATGCGAAACTGTTTCGCTATGATCGCTCAGGTTGCGGGACATGTTCATGTAATTCTGCGCCGTGCGGTTGGTCCAGCCAAACTCACGGCTGATCCACTTGCCAAACTGCCCATGGTCGAGGGCGTTCTTCACATCGACCAAAATCTTGCCGATTTCAAAGATTGCTTTTTTGGTCGCGCGGTCGTGGTCACGGATGATAGTAGCGGCCCTGTCGATACGGCTCTGTATCTCGGGCGACAAGTCTTTGTTGATCGTGGTGGGCAAGCTCATGGTCGTTCCTTTCATGTGTATATTCCTTATACCGGCTCAGGTTGTGGTCTGCGTCATTTTGATCTTAGCGCGCTTCAATCTCTTACTTTCAGCATCGCGGCGCTTACGTTCTACTGCCTGTTCTGGCGTCTCATTGGCCCGTGCTATTGCCTTGCGATTAGCTTCCTTCTCATTGCGGCGCGCTGTCTTAGCAGGCAGTGATAGGCCGGTGACATACTGCGTCACGATCCGGTCTTCCTCCAGAAAAATGCGCGCGGCGTAGATCAGCCTGCGAGACGCGTTAGAGATTGCGTAACCGTCTGCCTTGCGATCTGCGTCCAGCTTCGCCCAGTGCTGGACCAGCGGCGAATTTTTCAGCTCCTCGCGCCGTGCAGCGTCACCCGCTTTCCAGCTTGCGATAAAAACCCGCACACGATCATCGCTATTTTGAGCGGTCCCTATCGTGTCATCGCTGATAGTTTCCAAGTCAGCAAGAAAGGCCCGCTCTATACCCGTTAGAGGGCGTTCACCTGCGGAAAACCTGCATATCAGGGATTCACTTTCTGGATCTGGCATGGTAAATTCCGAGTGTTGAGAAGATTTCAAGATTTAGGCGGTCCGGTGTTCCAGCATCGGGCCGCTTTGCTTTTGTGGTGTCAGGCAACTTGTGCCTTGACGGATTCCACTTCGATCAGGTCCGCAAAATCCATCGCGATATCTGCGGACCACGTTTTGACGTTTGGCCCGTTCAAAGGCACCGCCACCTTGAAAGAAGTGCCTTGGCGCGACACGCTAAAATCATGGTCGAGGTTGTGGACCATTTTTGACTGTGCAGTGCCGTTCACAAAGTCGCGGATAGTCGCGACCAAGGCGGCAATGCCCTCGTGTGAAAAGCCTGTCGGGGTGGCATCGTTAAACGCGATTGCCATACCGTCGCCAAAGCTGTTGATCGTGACGCCGGGGATGGTGTGATCCACCAGACCCCGAGCGCGGGCAAGTTCGATCAGCTTGCCGATTGTCGCGCTCATTGACGCGGCACCAGTGAGTTTTGCGAAGGCTTCGAGCTGCAATTTGCGCTCGCCAGAAAGCCGGATGTGTGCGGGGGATAGATCGTTCATTTCTCAAACTCCAATGTTTCTAGCACCTATATACACGTTAACGGGTGCATACACAATGGGGAATTTTGAAATAGTGTATTAATTTCATATCGTTATACCGGCGTATCACGATATGGCGCTTCCATGTCTGTCCGCAAATTCGTTCGTTTAAGAAAGTAAGAAAGAGAAGTAAGTAAGAAAGTAAGAAAGTGAGAAAGAGACGATGATCGGCTTTCTTCACCTCCCTACCTCGGGCGCTGCGCGCCCTCACCTGCGCGGCCTGCGGCCTTGCCCGTCGCCGCGTGCCGCGTCTCCGGACGGGTTGTTCATTCTTGACCGGAAGAGTGAAGGTTCTGAGACTACCCCGGTCAGAAGCACCCCGGCCCAGCACACTATCCCGGTCCAAAGGCATAAGCGTTCCGCACACCGGTCCAAAAGCACACACGTGCCGCGCCGGAGACTCTGTAAGGGGCCGTAGGATTCGATCTCGTCTATGTGGGCGGTAAGGGGTGCCCAAACTCAAGACGCGCTTCTAAGGGCCGTTTTTTGGGGGTGCTGAATATACGACACGCTGTGTCGTATATGCCGGTCAAGTCTCGGCGTCATCCGAAGGCTCACGTCAGAAGACGAGCATAAGACAGGCGAATGTGGCCCAGATGCAAACTGTGCTAGTTTGCCATAGTTAAATTACTCCAGTTTGGGGCGTGCGGAGTAGCGTTTCTAGTCAGATGTGTGATTATGCAGTGTGGCCCCGCACAACCCTTATGAATCAGTTGGCGCTGAATCTAGTTGTGCAGGGCCGCTGGCTCCGGCGGAAAGTCCGCCCTGCTCAGCTTGGTTTAGAAACTCGAGTGTAAACGCAGGGCGGACGACTCCGCAAGTTGTAACTAGCCACTGCTGGTTGATGCGTTAGAGCCATCTTGCAAAACGTGCAGCTAGGTCTCGAGCGTGAAGCTCTGAGTGAGCTTCGCCGCGAAGGTCCACGGCGCGCCAGCTACTCCGGACCATTCTTCGCAGGTCCATTTTGCCACTGTCGAGAAGCCATAGGGCTGATACCAGAACGGCTTGTAGCCACCACGCTCTTCAAAGAAGGTTCTGAGCTGGCCCATCTGGTCGAGCGTTAGACCGTCCCACTTCAAGGCGATCACCTCGCGGATATGGTTCAAGCCCTGCGGTGACGCCTGAGTGTAGCCGTCGCCAAATTCAGCCTTGCGCAAGCTGATCTGTGGGCTGTGCGCGGTGCCGGGTGATGGTGCTACGGGCGGGGTGAATGTCGGCAGTGCCATGGTCATCCCTTCCGGCTCAACATCGCGCCGGGGCGCATTTGTTTCGTGATCTCAGACACCACCACGTTGCGCATGCTCTGTTCCATCTGTTTCGCCATTTGACCGGCCAGATCAGCGTTCTGCGCAGGAGTGCCGCCACTGGCGTTCACAGTCACCGGTGCATTGATCTCAATCGAGGGCGCAGCGACTCCAGAACGGGCCATAGGAAGGGCAGACGATGCACGGGCGGCACCTACCAGCCCACCGCCGGAATAGCCCTTGAGGGCGCTCTGGTGAAGGCTATCGAGATTGCCCACACCTAGTGCAGATGTTGCCGCTTTGCTCAGGACGTATTCGCCACGATGCACCACACCGGCAGGCTCATACTTGCCACCAGCACCAGTGAAGCCACCAGCAGCAAAGCCACCGCCAAGGAAGCCCAGCACCTTGCCGAAAGTTGAACCACCAGCTGCACCGGCGGCTTCCATGATCCGTTTTTGCAGTGCCATTTTGATCAGCTCCACAATGAGCCGGCCTACTGCCTGTTTTGCAGTCATGGCACCTGTCGCCATCTGTTCAAATACACCTGCGATACGCTCTGCACCGGCGCGCGATGCGTCTTGCACATCCTGAATTTTATCGGCGGCAAGCTCAGCAGCGGCACCGGCCTCAGTGTATTCGCGGGCCAGCTGGTCGATCTGCGCTGTCAGTTCTGGCGTCATTTGCTGGCCTGCGCGCTGAGCTGCGGCCAGAAGCTCAGCACGTGTGCGGGCATACTCGATTGCATCGCCCTGCCCCATGCGCGCGCCTGTTACCTCTGCGAGTGCCTGAGCTTCGAGACGTAGCGCCGCTGTTTCCTCTGCGATGCTCTGGATCTCGCGTTCGAGGTCGTTTTGACGCGCAGATCCACCGCCTGCACCTTTGCCACTGCCACCGCTCTCAGGTTCTGGTGATCCAAATGAAGCATCTACACCGGGAAGCTGTGGGCGCGGTGACGTAGTGACTGCTAGACCGGGCGTTGCTGCGCGTGTGCCATTGCGAGAGGAAGGACCGGACGGCAGGTAGGTCACTGCGTCGGTGCCGCCCTCTGCGGAACCACCGGGCATAGAGGCACGAAGTTCACGTGCCTTAGCCGCTGCGGTAGCCAAAGCACCCACCAGCCTGCCCAGACCGCCGATAACGCGGCCAAAATCTACACCGTCGATCCCGTTCACCTGCGTGAGCGTGTCGCGCGCCGTATCGGTCGCGTTCGCCATGCGCTCCTCAAACTCATCAGCAGATATCGCACCTTTGTCGAGGTCGCTGTTGAGCGTCTGCATTTCAGATGCTACCGCGTCGAGGGCGTTCGCCGCTTCGGTCTGGCCCATGGCGCGCAGCTGATCAGCTACTCTGGAAAGACGTGCGGCGGTCTTATCTGCTACAAAAGCTGTCTCATCGTAGGCACCTTTGACCGCAAGGATCGTCGCTTCGTAGTCTTTTACCGCACGGGCGTCACGGCTCAGATTGTCGGTGATATCATCGCCCAGAATTGAGCGTGCCTGATTAGGATTGTCGAAAAGGTTATCGAGGATATTGCCCATTTCAGAAAGTGACGGATTGATACTGGCGATTGCCACCACGGCACTCTTGCCAAAGTTGGACATTCTCACCTGTAGCGCTGCAAACTTGCGGTCGATCTCAGCAGCTTTTTGAATGATCTGATCATCCAGCACCGCGCCGGTATCGTTTGCTGCGCGGATGGTGCTGCGCAATGCCGCCTCACCATTCCCGACAAGTTCCGCGAAGCGTTCCCCGGCACTACCGCCAAACAGTTCGTCACTGACACGGATACGCGCGGCGGTATCCAGATCACCCATGCGCCCGATGATTTCCAGCAACAGCTCGGACGGGTCTTTGAGTTTCCGTTTGAGGCTGTCGGCGGTCATACCGATGCGGTTGAAAGCCTCAGCAGCGGGGCCGGATTTCGTCAATATCCACTCGTCGGCGCGCAAGTTCAATTCTTTCAGACCGTCGACAATCGTATCTTTGCCAATGCGGTTCTGTGATCCGATGTAGGTCCATTCCTGTAGCGCTTTCATGGATACGCCTGCACGCTTTGCTTCGTCACCGATTGCTGCGGTGTCTTTGATCACTGCGGCCATGTTCTTCGATATCGTGCCGATAGCCGCGACGGACAGGGATGCCGCAAGGGCGGGGCCAAGTTTCTTGAAGCTGGCGGCAATCCCGTCACTGGCCTTGCCGTAGCTGTTGCGCATGCGCTCTGCGGACTGTTTGGCCCGTGCTTCCATCTGACCAGATGCGCGGTTTTGTGCGGCGTTGGCGCGCTTGAAGCCCTTTTCGAGCTTGTCCATGCGTGCTTCGATATCAACTATAAGGCCGGGAAGGTCGCTCATGATGTTCTCCTAGAATATGAACAATTCGGCATTTTCGCCGGAATACTGTGAAAGATTGCTCTGGCCTGCAGTCGCGCGGCTCACGGCCATGGCGGCGGCGATTGCACCGTCGATGTGGTCGCGCTTCGGGTCTGCCTTCGTCATCCGGATCATGCCGGTGTCATTGCGGACGGCGGCAACGGATGCCAGATGGTGCCTCAGCACGGGGTTGCCATCATGGCGGATCGTGCGGCCGGTAACACTGCGCTCCAGATCAGCAGCGGCCGGCCCCATAGTCACCAGCCCTTGCCGCATTTCGATCATCGGCACGCCGTCACTCATGAGCTGCGTTGCCGCTACTTGGAATTTCCACGGGTCATAGGCACACTCGTGCACATCATGGCGCGCGCAGAGTTCACGCACGATCTCTTGCACAGCCTCTTGCGTGATGATCGGGCCTTCCACGGGGGTAATGTAGCCTGCGTCGATCCACTCTTGATAAGGCACACCCTCCAGCCGCTCGCGCTCTTGCAAGCCCTCTGTCGGGACAAAGAACCACGGCTTCACCGCGATCTGATCACCCATGCGCCACGCGGCCACGATAGATGCAAGGTCGCCGCTCTGAGCGTAGTCGATCCCAAGATAGCAGGGTGCGCCTTCGAGGTCGCTTTCGTCATCCTGAAACTGTCTGGCGTCGTAAGTCTCGAAGTTGAACAGCGGCGCGCGGCTGTTACCAAACCAAGTATTCAGATGATACTGGCGAAACTCATACATTTTCGACGGGTTGTCTGCGGCCTCTGTCGCGTCTGCGCGAAGTTTCTTCTTATCCAGAAAGCCCAGATCATAGCCGGGGTTTACCTTGCGCCAGACTTCCTCATCCTGCCAGTCATCGGCCTCTTGTGTCTCAAACAGGATAGGCAGGAATGACGAGTTCACCACATCGCCGGTCGCCACCTTGCGCGCATAGGCGTAGCGCTCAGCTGCCAATCCTTCACGGCCACGGCCTGCGGTTGTTGCTACCACTGTCAGGCCACCGGCGCGTTTCGCCATACCGGATTGAAGCGCTTCCCAGAGTTCCCTGCCATTGGCGCGCCATGCGTGGATTTCATCCACCAGGACGAAGGTCGGTGTGGTGCCGTGCTGCGTTCTACCGTCGCTGGATACGGCTTTGAGCGTGCTGCCATCGGCCTTGTATTTGATTGCCTTCGCGCTGTTGTGGGCGTCATGGATCGTCACGGCGGCGCTCAGGTTCTTATCCTCGCGGATCATCCCGACACACTCGCGGAACCCGATTGAGGCCTGTTCACGATCACCGGCGGCAAAGATGCACTCTCCAGCCGGGACGGCTTCGGGGCCGAACAGATGCAAGAGGGCCAGCGCGGCGGCAAGGCTGGTCTTACGGTTGCCGCGCGGTATCAACAGGAACACCTCGCGCACGATCCTTTCCCCGTCTGCGTCACGGGGTCCATAGATTGCGCGCACAATGCGCTCTTGCCATGGGTGGAGCTGGAAAGCCCTGCGCGGTGCCGTGCTCTTAGGGTGTCTCAGGGCGCGCAGGAAAGCCACCGCGCGTTCGCCGTGGCCTAGCGGGTCATCAATAGGCGACGTGTCGAACACCCATTCGGGAAAGGTAGAGGGCAAGGAGACGGATTCCGCCCCTGTCGCTTCTATGATCCCTGAGCCGTCCACTCACTTGATACTGAGCGGGTTGACGTAACCGCCTTGATCATCGTCGTCGGTTGGTGTGCCAATGCGCGCGCGGCTGACCGGTGATAAACCATACTCTGCGGCAAGCTGCCTTGCGGTCTGTGCTGCCCTGTTCTGGACGCCAAACAATTTCGGATCGATCTCGCCACTGTTTAGGGCGCGGTTGGTTTCGATCTCACGCACCACACCGCGCATAAGGCAATATTCTTCTACCCCGCCAAGGTCAGCTTTTGTAAGCGTGCGATCTTTGATCAGCCGCGGCATGATACGGCGCCACTCAGCCGCGGCGTAAATCGAGAAGTAAGACGGCACGGGCGGCGCTTTTGTGAGCGCGTCGGTTGTGGTTTTGGGCTTTGGCTTCACACCGCGCAGATGTTTGCTCACTGTGTCACCGCCCTGATCTCCAGACCGCGACCATTGGCAATCTCCAGCACGCCGGTGATTGCATAGGTCGCACCGCTGTAGGTGATCCGGTCAGCGGTCGTGACGTTCGGCACATACCAAAGCCGGAAGGCGATGGTGCCGGTCGTGCCTTCACCAGCTCCAGACAGGTAGTCCGCAAGCTCTTGCTGCACTAGCTCTGCGCGCGGTGTGGCGTAGCTGGCCCATGTCTGAGACACTGCACCGGACGGTTGCACCGTCTCTGTCATCCGCTCCAGCGTGATCTGGTGGCGCATTGCGCCTGCTTTGATCATGGTCATAGTCAATCTCTCCACCTGATTATGGCTTCGATCTCGATCACGCCGTGTGTGTAGCTCAGTTCAGGCTGGACATCGCGTAGCCAGATCACGCGGGGCTGGTCGAGCTGGTCGATTGTGAACCCGTCCTGAGCGTCCGGCATGGTGATCACGGCGCGGCTGACATGGTGGCCAATCATCTTGGCGGTGTCGGGGCCGTCTTCTACCGCCCAGACGTGCAGATCGAGGTTCACCCGTGCGAGGTGCTGGCCACCGGACGCGCGGCCCAGATAGTGCGTCGATCCGCCGGACATGATCACACAAGGGAAGCGATCGGGGCGGCCTGCGCGGATATGCTCGGGCTGCACCAGCGCGATCACGGCGGGGTCACTGATCAGGGTGCTGCGCAGGGCAGTTTGAAGGGCTACGGATGGTTCAATCATCATGTGCCACCGTTCGCTTTGATTGCCTTCGTGATGGCGCTCTGGATACGGCGCAACACCTTGGCTTTCTTGAGCCGGAATGCAGGACGCATGTAGGGCTGAGCGGGTTGTGCGACGCTTCCAAATTCCTGAATGTGGCCATAGCGGACATCTGGACTGCCTACCGTCACGGCGGCTTGATTGTCCGCAAGGGTCACGGAACCACCACCGGACGCATATGCAGGGGTTGTGCCACCGGGGCCGGTGACTGTGATGGTGTTGACCAGATCCCCTTGATCCTCTGGTGCCAGCGCTTCCATCGCGTCCGCGATATCGTGCGCACCCTTGAGAAGTGCCGGACGAAGCTCTGCCAATACCTCGCGGGGTATCGCCAGTAAGCGCTTCTCCAGTTCTGCGGACCCTTTAAGACGCGACATGGCCGGTCACACTCTCACGATATGAGCTGAGCAATTCCAGCACGCCAAACGGCACGGCGGTCAGGCGCACGTCGCTGGCACCCTCACGCTGCACATACCAATAGGCGGCGAGCTGCAATGCGGCTTCGGTAAAGGACGCGGGGATGTAACCGGCAAACAATTGGCCGGTGTGGTTTTCGATCCACTCTTCAGCGACGTTCAGCTTGTGCTGTAGCAGGGCGTCATCAAGGTTGTGGTCGATATTCAGTTGAGCCTTGATCAGCTCCAGCGGTGTGTTGCTCATTGTGTCGTTTCCTCTGCGAAATTTATATCCCTGCTATCTTGTAAAGACCCCATCCCGCCGGTCCCAAAAGCACCCTCAAAGTCTGGAACCACCCCCCGGCGGCGCGGTATGTAGGGCGTTGTCAGGATGCGCTCATCATCCCAGCCGCTGCGCTCACGCATGTGCAGGATGATCTTTGAGATACCTGTCACCTTTGACCATTGTGCGATGGTTCTGGTCTGGCCTTCGTGTGTCAGTGTCTTTGCAGTGCTGATCCGCTTCGCCTTCGGTGCTGCCTTTGGCCTGCCTACTGGCGTGGTCAGTGTGCGCTCTATGCTCCAGCCTGAGCTGATCCGGTTGCGCAGGTTGTGTGCAGGTATGCCTGTGATCTTTGCCCATGCGTGCAGTGTGCGTGTGGTGCCGTTGTGGGTGATCTTTGTTGCGGCGCTCTGGTCACGCCTGCGGCTACCTGTGAACAGCTCCTCTGGTGTGGGTGCATCTGCTATGCGCTTGATCATGGCTTCACGCACGGCTGTGGCGTCGAGGTCAGCAAGAGTGCAGATCAGTGCAAAGTCTTTGTGTGGTTCGGTGAAGTATGCGCGCGCTGTGTGCGTGGCACTGATCTTTGATTGACGTGAGCCGCCATCGGTGCCGGTCACTCCTATCAGGGCGTCATTGACGGCCTGTGTCAGCACGGTCTGCCATATACCTTGTTCGGGCGTGATCATGTTGCACGCTCCAGCCGCTGTTTGATCCGGTTGTGACAGGGCGTGCAGAGTGATTGCCAGTTGCTCTTATCCCAGAACAGAACGTCATTGCCGCGATGCGGGGTGATGTGGTCCACTGTGTTGGCCTGTGCGGCGCACATGACGCAGGCCGGGTGGTGTGCCAGCCATGCCTTGCGTGCTGCGCGCCATGCTGAATTATAGCCACGTTGTGCAGCTGTAGGCCTGTTCTGGTCATGGCGATTGTTGCGGGCGCGGGTGCTGGCGATTTGACAGGCGCAGCGTGCGCCATGTGCGACGATCTTGCCGCATGCGCAAAGGTGTGGCGGCTTGCTCACTTTGCTTACCAGAGCCCTACGATTGAGGCACCGGCACCGATTGCGGTATCTGTCGCGTGGATCCGCTTCACGCGGTAGGGCTGTGTCTGGCCTGTTACGACGTGCAGGATCACAGTCAGGTCATTAAGAAACGTGACCTTCACCGGGACGATAGCGGCCTCTGGCGATGATACGACGAAGCAACGGGGTATTACTGCGATATCTGTGGCGTCATCCGGTGTGATCAGAATGGCATTGCTAGCGGGGTCTGACAGACCGGGTGAGTGCGTCGAAAAAGGGTCCATATTGTTATCCTATTTTGGCTTTGAGGGCATGAAGGGCGGCGCGGTCAAACTCAGGGTCTAAGCCTGCGTCGATGTTGGATTGCCGCTGGTCTGCGGACATAGCCGGGGTATCTGTGGTGCCTTCGTCTGCGGTGCCATGCACGGCTTTGAGCTGTTCAATGTGGCCATCAAAGGCGCTCAGGATCTCGGGCAGTGTTGCGGCCCATGCTGTTGCTGGTGGCCATCCAAGCCAGCCGGTCGCGATCTTATAGAGGTCTGCGTAAAGGTCAGCCCATTTGATCGGCTTGGACTTACCCGCCTTCGTTGCCTCTGCCTGATCCTTGTGTGTCTCGGGCGTCATCAGCAATGTAAGAATACCGAAAGCGGGGCCAATGAGTGCCTGTTGCACGCTAATCAGCTTGGCACCCTTCATAGCGTGCAACAGGTTCTGCGCGGCACTTCGATCAATAGCAGAATTAATCACGATCTGGTGCAGCGTTCCGGTGTGGCCTTGCTGGACTTTCAATAGCAGCGGCACGAAGCCGTTGTGCATGCGCTCCAGCACAGTAGCGGCCTGCAAGGACGGCACCAGCTCCACGGTATTGCTACCGTAGCTCAGGGTGATGATCTCTGCGGGCCGGGTGTTCATGGCTTATGCGGCCAAGGTCAGCTTGGACAGGGCTTCGCCCATGATCACGCGACCACCTACACGGCGGCGCGCGATAAACTTCACCATGCCATTTACGGCACCAGTCAAATCGTCGCGGATGATCTCAAAACCGATACGGTCTGCAATGGCGTAGCCGGTAGCGAAGTCACCGAACACGATAGGGCTGTTGCCACCTGTCGGGTCTGGCATGTCCACGGCTTCATAGACAGGGCGGCCCAGCAGCGATGCAGGCTGACCAGCGGCAAGTGCGGCCTGCCAGATATACTGACCATCAGCGTCTTTCATCTTGCGGATCAGCGCCATGCTGGCCCGGTTCATGAGCCATGCACCTGTCGAGGAATAGACAGTCTTGACGCTGTAGAAGTGATCAATGAGCGCGTCTGCGGTAAGGGCCGCAAACTCGTTCTCCAGCACTTCGGTAGAGGTCAGCACACCTTCGGCCTGCGCCGTGCCGTTGCCGTTCACAAACCATGCAGCTTCGATTTGACCGAAACGGCGCGCGACGTGGTTGCCCAGATAGCTGGACAGATCAACGTGTGCGTCTTCAATCAGTGTTTTCGTGACAGGCACGACAACACCCATCTCGAAAGGCTTCAAGTCGATCTGTTCAAACGTGGGTTCGCTTGTGGGCTTTGCAGCACCTTCGGCCACCGGCGCGGGGTTCACTTCGTCCACCAGACGGGGGAGCTGTAACAGCGGGCCATTCATCTGGATTGTCTGTGCCAGACCGCGCACGGGCGAAAACTCTGCGATCTTTTCGAGGATGTTTGTGCTCACTGTCTCGGGTGCGAGAATGCCGCCGGTGCCGGTGCCAAAGGCGAGCGCCTTCACTTCGGAATCGTCACCAGTGCGCAGAAAGTTCGCAAAGGCTTTCGTGTCCGTGCCGGTGTGGATTGCGGGACTTTTGACAGTGACGCCAAGGGGCCGGTTGGCTTTGGCTTCGATAGCGTCAAGGCGCTTCTGAACAGCAGCGAAGGCCTTTGTGTCGGCTTCTGGTGCATCATTGGCCGGGGTGGCTGGTGTGATCGTTGCGGCGGCGATTGCGTCTGCAATCATCTTCTGGATAGCTTCGGGTTCCATATTGGAATTTTCCTTATTGGTGGTGGATTTCAGGGAGGTAATCGTCGCGCCGGGGTGGCACGGGACCGCCACAACGCTGATTTCATGCAGGTCTAGCGCGGTGATGTTCCGGCCCTTTGCATTGCGGGTAGATTTCGTGGTGACAAAGCCGATGCTCAGGCCGGTGACGGCCTTGCTGCGGATCATGGCGCGCACTTCACGGGCGCGCTCTACATCATCTACCAGTAGACGCCCTTTGACGGTCAGGCCGGTGTCAGATTCTTCGATGGTGTCCCAGACGCCAATGACCTGAGCCTGATCATGGGCAAAGAGCATCGGCAGGGTCGCGGGTGTGGTGATTGCGCCCTTCGCGATCATGTCCCCTACGCGGTCTGGTGTGCCGTAGGGCCATGCTGTGCCGGTGATCTCGCCGGTGTCAGTGACGGACAGTGCCGCCTTGATTTCAATGCGGTCTGTCATTCTGGTGTGTCTCCGGTGGCTGGCGCGTCTGTGCCTTCCCAGCGCGCGATCAGAATATCGAGGGCCAGCGGGAAGGTTTCGGACATGGGGCGATTGCGTGCGTAGGTATCTGTCAGCCGCATGGCCTCTTGTGGGTGCATCCCTGCCCCAATGAGTGCCAGCCGGATGATCTCGGCAAGGTCTGCGGCTTTGAAGTGCATGGCGATCACGCGCTGGTAAAATGCGCCGATGCCGATATCGCTCAGCCGCTCCAGTTCGGTGATCATGTCATCGGTCAGGCAAAACGTGTGGTCTGCTGTGCCGAAAAATGCCTTGTGCGATATGCTGGTCATTCCGCTTCACCCTGTGGTGCTGGTGCTGGTGCCAGTGCTGAGCTTGTGAACGGGTTGCTCAGTTCGTCACCACCGGCGATAGGTGCGAGATTGAGGGTGTGCCTGACTTCGTTCGCCGTGATCACACCAGCCGCGCGGTATTGGCTGTTAGACGTGGCCTTAACTGCGTGGTCAGCACTCAGCAGGTCTTCCAGATCAAACTGGATTGCCATTTCGTCGCGTTCTTCGTCGGTCAACAGGCACCGGGCATAGCCCCATTTCCATGTGTCAATCCACGGGCGAAGTGTGAGGGTCAGAAACTGCCTCATCATCTGCTCTGAGTTTGACCAGGTGGCGCGGCTCAGTTCCATCAGCATGGGCGGCGGCACGCGGAAAGCACGGGCGATCTCGCGTGTTTGTTCAACCTTGTTTTCACTGAATTGAGTATCGACAAGGCTCATGGCGATCTGGTGATACGCCATGCCTTCGTCGAGGAGTGCGGTCGCACCTGAGTTTTTGCCGCCATGTGTGGTGAACCATGACGCGGCCAGCTTTTTCTTGGCTTCAATATCCATCGTCTTGTCGCTGGTGATCACACCGGACGGGCGGCCACCGTTGGCGAAGACGCCGGACATGTGCGCTTCAAACTGCATGGCAAGGGCGATTGCCTCACGGGCCAGACTGATCGGTGACACTGCACCAAACGCCTCTACCCTGAGAATGTCGGAATAGGAGACGCGGCGCTGGCCCTGCCCTTCGATTGTAACGAGGTAGTGGGGCGTGCCGTCAGGTTCGATCACTTGCTGGCACCGGCCATGCTCAATGCGATGTAGCTCCAGCGGTGCGCCGGTGCCATTGCGGATCACAAGGGCATGGCCTGAGCCATACATGAGGGCGTCGAGGGTCAGATGCTCGCGAAGTTGGGATGCGCTGGTCCACGGGTTAGCTTCCTTGTGGATCAGCTTGTGCGCCGGATGGTCTTTCAAGACTTCCTTGCTGTCACGGTCGTGAAGCTGTGCCGGTAGGCTTCCCATAGTCTCGCTGATCAGACCTACCGCACACGCAACAGCAGGGACGCGCAGGGCGGAATGACCGCTGACATGGATGCCGGACGCCGTAGGTGCCAGACCGAACAGCTCGAAAGCTGTGGGGTCTGTCAGAGTCAGGGCTTTAGTGTCGGGTGTGCCGAAAAGTCGTGTAAACAGGGACATGTAAATTCCGAAAAGGTGCTAAGCGTGTTACCTATATACCACACTAAACACCCCTCGGGAATCCCTAAAATGTAATGTTATAACATTACTTCAATTCAGGGGATACTCCGGCAGTCGAGCGATTGCATCCGCCTTCGTCTTGATCGTGACATCGCCATAGTTATCAGCGGCGGTCCTGCCCGCGTGGCCCTGTATTGCATCGGCGACACGATCTGAGATTGTCAGTTCACGGCACTGCGTTTTAAGCCGGTGCCGCCATGCGTGGTTAGGCTGGACGCCATCCGGCACCAGACCGGAGGACCGTAGCCACTCCGCAAGTTGACTGGATATGCGCACCGCCTTCGTCGCGTATTTTTTGGGGTCTGTGCCACCGTGGAACAACGGGCCATCTTTGGACCATTCAAGGAAACGCTCAAAGCCTTGTTCGATGATCTGGTGATGTAGCGGCACGTCACGATATTCGCCGGTTTTTACAGACCCTGCTTCCGGCGTGATCCGCATGATCCATTGCCCACCTTCCTTGCGCAAATCCTCCTTGCGCAGCTGCGTCAGTTCGGTGACACGCGCGCCAGAGAAGGCCGCTAGGATAGGCACCCACTGTTTCGCTGCCACCAGCTCAGGCTTTTCACGCACCCTGCCCCTTTCATCCTCGTGTGGCCTGTATGCACGAGACGCACGTAGCAGCTTTAACGCTTCGTCGTCTGTAAAGCTCCTCTCGCGGGTCAATATCCGGCGTTGTTTGGGTTGCTTTACCGTCGCCGCGACGTTCTGAGTGAGGCGGTCATTGTCTACTGCCCAATTCAGCAGTGACCGGATGCTGGAAAGGTATTTATCGCTGACAGTCTTTGCGGAAAGTGTTTTTAGCAGTTCCTCGCGCCATTCCATTATGTCCTTCTTTGTGAGCCGCGTGGCGTCGTCATGTTTCACAAACTTGCGTAACCGCTCCACTGTCAGACTTTGCTGGCGTCCACCGTCGCGCATGTAGCCTACCTGTTTGCGCGATAGGACGTAATCAGCCCAAAGACGTTTCAAGCTGACAGGCTCAGGCGCGTCTGTCGCGGGTTGTGCTTTAATGATCAGCGGCGCTGTAGGGGTGCCGGCATAGTTGCCTTCGTCACGCTCAGAGGCACGTTCCAGCGCCTCATACTCCGCGATACACAAGGACCGTGCGATCACGCGCCATTCATCGCTGCCCTGTTTAGCGTCCAGATTGCCCACGGCACGAAAGCGCTCAATGTCGTGTCCGACTAGGTCGTGCAGCTCCTCATTGCTGGCACGGCCTGCAATGGCTTCGCGCAGTCGCTGCACCAGTTGGTCGTCAATACCAGTCTGAGCATAGCGCGGATCGTTTCGCAGTTGTTCGTCAAATGCGATGCGTTGCTGGTAGTGGCTCAGGGCCAGCTGGTCCGGTGCTAGGGGATATCGCGCGGGGCCGGACATTGCCTGCCCCTGCCCCGCCTTACGCTCCGCAAGGGCAATCTGGTGCTGTAGCTGAGTGACCGCACCGGGCAACAGCTTCACCGCTTGCCGGTAGTCTGCACCCAAAGGGGTGCGCAGTTCGGTCTTACCGATGATTCCGCGCAGGTCTTTAGGGACCACCAGCCGCGCGTGATACCGGCCTGAGCGATTGACTAGGTTTTTGACTTTTCCGACCATTTTACAAACCCGATTGTAACCAAAGTTGTAACCGTTGAACGGCCTTTGAGCCTTATTAGCAAGGGTTTTCTTTGATTTCAAAGGGATGCGATGGTGGGTGATAAGGGATTTGAACCCCTGACATCTTCGATGTGAACGAAGCGCTCTACCACTGAGCTAATCACCCCTGATCGCGAGTTAGCTTTTTATGCCCCGCCACGCAAGGGGGGCCTCGTCAAAAAAGCCCGCCCGCTCCCGCCGATCTATTTTACCGCGGGGCCCGTTTTTGTGGGGGTGGCATCTCTGGAAACCTCGTTGAGCTTGGCAGTTTTCTGGCGCAGCTTGAGGACAAGCGCACGACCATCGGGAAGCTCCTTGCCGCGCTGCACTTTCATTTTCCCCAAGGGTTGCAAGTTCAGCTCGCGCTGCTCCGCGAGCGCATCACCCAGCACGGCCAGCATCGCCTCGACCACGGGTTTCACGTCTTTTTTCTTCATGCCGGAGCGGGCAACCACCAGGTCAAACAGCTCCTTCTTGCGAAGCTCGTTGCTCAAAACGACAGGCGAAAGGGCCTCCACGACGGAGGGTGCCGACGATGATGACGCAGGCGCCTTTGAGGTATCAACCTTGGTGAATGATTTCGCGACAGGCGCGGCGACCTTCGTCGTGGCCCCCGCCTTCGTTGCGCCGGATTTCGGGGTTTTCGATGATGTTGGCATGGGTATCCCTGCTCTGTTGCTCGATTTATGGTTGTTCCCACTTTAGCCGATCCACAGAAAAAATCCATATGGCATGATTAAGGGCATATCTGGCGTGACAATAGCGCTGCATCGCAAGATTTGCCTGCGCCCGCACAGAACTTTCATCCTGATATGGGACGTTTTCTACAGAACCCTTGACAGATTGACGCAGGGTCAGCCAAACTCAAGGCAGGTATTTAAGGTCGGCCCCTCATAAAAAGGAATGATGATGAAAAAATTGCTGTCCGCAAGTGCGCTGTCGCTGGTTCTCGCCGCGACAACCACTCAGGCCGGATCCCTTGTCGATCCCGTCATAGAAGCGCCCGTTATCGTTGAAGAAGCGGCGTCCTCCTCCGCAGGTGCTGCGGTGCCATTGTTGTTACTCGCACTTGTGGCGATTGCCCTCGCGAGCAATTCCGGTGGCGGCGGGGTCGGGACGATCGCTGACAGTGATGCGCGCCTTAAAACGGACATCACTCAGGTCGGCATCACTCACATGGGCCTGCCACTCTACCAGTTCCGATATATCGGCGGGGACGCCGTGTTTGAAGGCGTGATGGCACAGGATGTGGCGAAGGTAATGCCGCAGGCCGTCGTTCCCTCCAAGTTCGGCTACATGGCTGTAGATTACGCACAACTGGGGCTGGAAATGCGCCAAGTAAAGTGACCGCTCAACACCTGAGCCGTTGAAACGCAAAACGCCCCGCAAACTCTGCGGGGCGTTTCTCGTTTTATATCCGGCGCTTGAGCAGCCGTTGGGCGCGGTATCAGTGCGCTGTCGCGCTGTCGCCCCTGCCTGATTTCGCAGCCAAAGCTGCCGCAGCGGCTGCCTCCTCGGCGGCCTCATCCCATTCCACCGCTTCGGGCTTGCGCACAAGCGCGTGCTCCAACACCTCCGAGACATGGTTTACCGGGATGATGGTCAGCCCCTCTTTGACGTTGTCGGGGATATCCGGCAGATCCTTCTCGTTTTCCTGCGGGATCAGCACAGTTGTGATGCCGCCGCGCAGCGCCGCCAGAAGTTTCTCCTTCAGACCGCCAATCGGCATCGCATTGCCGCGCAGGGAGACCTCGCCCGTCATGGCGATGTCCTTGCGCACGGGGATCTTGGTCAGGACCGATACGATGGAGGTCACCATCGCGAGGCCAGCAGAAGGGCCATCCTTGGGCGTAGCGCCATCCGGTACGTGCACGTGGATGTCGATCGTGTCAAACACCGGCGGCTTCACCCCGATCTGGGGCGAAATCGAGCGAACATAAGAACTCGCCGCATCGATGCTTTCCTTCATCACATCACCGAGCTTGCCGGTGGTCTTCATCCGGCCCTTGCCCGGCAGGCGCAGCGCTTCGATGTGCAGCAGTTCGCCACCCACGGAAGTATAGGCCAGCCCCGTCACCACACCGATCTGGTCCTCTTTTTCGGCAAGACCATAGCGGTGCTTTTGCACACCAAGGAACTCGTGCAGATTGTCGCCGGTCACGGTGACGTTCTCGACCTCCTTGCGCACGATCTTGGTTAGCGACTTACGCGCCACTTTGGCAATCTCACGCTCAAGGTTCCGCACGCCCGCTTCACGGGTGTAATACCGGATCATTCCGGTCAGGGCACTGTCCTCGATCTTGAACTCCTTGGCTTTCAGGCCGTGGTTCTTGATCTGCTTGGCCACCAGATGCTGTTTGGCGATCTCGCGCTTTTCGTCCTCGGTATAGCCCGAAAGCGGGATGATCTCCATCCGGTCCAGAAGCGGACCAGGCATGTTGTAGCTGTTTGACGTCGTCAGGAACATCACGTTCGAGAGGTCATATTCGACCTCCAGATAGTGATCCACGAAGGTGGAGTTCTGTTCCGGATCAAGCACTTCGAGCATTGCAGACGCCGGATCACCCCTGAAGTCCTGACCCATCTTGTCGATCTCGTCCAAGAGAATGAGCGGGTTGGTGGTCTTCGCTTTTTTCAGCGCCTGGATGATCTTGCCGGGCATGGAGCCGATGTAGGTCCGGCGGTGGCCACGAATCTCAGACTCGTCCCGAACACCCCCAAGGGAGATGCGGATGAACTCGCGCCCTGTCGCCTTTGCAACGGACTTGCCAAGCGAGGTTTTACCCACGCCTGGAGGTCCCACGAGGCACATGATCGGGCCTTTGAGCTTGGTCGAGCGCTGCTGCACCGCAAGATACTCCACGATACGTTCCTTGACTTTCTCAAGACCGTAGTGATCGGCGTCGAGAATGGCCTCTGCCTTGCCAAGATCCTTTTTGACACGGGATTTGACACCCCATGGGATTGACAGCATCCAGTCGAGGTAGTTGCGCACAACAGTGGCCTCCGCGCTCATCGGGCTCATGTTTTTGAGCTTTTTGATCTCTGCGTCGGCCTTCTCGCGCGCTTCCTTGCTGAGCTTGGTCTTGGCGACCCGCTCTTCGAGTTCGGCGACTTCGTTCTTGCCGTCCTCGCCATCGCCCAGCTCGTTCTGGATCGCTTTCATCTGCTCGTTGAGATAATACTCGCGCTGGGTTTTCTCCATCTGTGTCTTCACGCGGGTCTTGATCTTCTTCTCGACCTGAAGCACTGACAATTCGCCCTGCATCAGGCCATAGACCTTCTCAAGCCGGTCGGACACGCTCAGTGTTTCCAACAGGTCCTGCTTTTGGGCAACTTCGATCCCTAGATGTCCCGCTACCAGATCAGCAAGGCGTGCAGGATCGGACGCATCGCCTACTGCCGTTAGCGCCTCGTCTGGGACATTTTTCTTGACCTTGGCGTAGCGAGAGAACTCCTCGCCCACGGAGCGCAGCAGCGCTTCGGTGGTGGCCGCATCGCCCGGCATCTCGGTGAGGTACTCGGCACGGGCCTCGAAGAAACTGTCATTCTCAAGATATTCGGTGATGCGCACACGCGCCTGCCCCTCGACCAGCACCTTGACGGTGCCATCGGGCAGCTTCAGCAGCTGCAACACATTCGCCAGTACGCCAGCTTTGAAGATGCCGTCGCTGTCCGGGTCGTCGATGCCGGGATCGATCTGGCTCGACAGCAGGATCTGCTTGTCGTCGGCCATGACCTCCTCAAGCGCGCGAACTGATTTCTCGCGACCGACGAATAGGGGAACAATCATGTGGGGGAAGACAACGATATCGCGCAATGGCAGTACGGGATAGCTCGCGTTCAGAGGCTCTTTCAT